TGCGGTTTAAGTCCCACACACCCACCATTTAGAGGGTTGGCAGAGTGGTCTATTGCGTCAGTCTTGAAAACTGAAGTCGGGAGACCGACCATCCGTTCAAATCGGATACCCTCTGGATTTACGACCCTTAGTTCAACGGATAGAACACCCGCCTTCTAAGCGGGTCATCTAGGTTCGATTCCTAGAGGGTCGAGTTTGCATCGAGTAGCGTAATGGCATCGCACCTGCTTTGGGAGCAGGGGATTGCAGGTTCAAGTCCTGTCTCGGTGATTTGCCCCGATGGTGTAATGGTAGCACGGGAGATTTTGGTTCTCTTAGTAGGGGTTCGACTCCCTTTCGGGGTTCTTTCGGGATTGTAACTCAATGGTTAGAGTAGCGGCCTTTTAAGCCGTTTGTTGCTGGTTCAAGTCCAGCCAGTCCCATACTTCACGGAAGTGGTGAAATGGTATACACGACTGACTTAAAATCAGTTGCCCAAAGGCTTGCGGGTTCAAGTCCCGCCTTCCGTACTTTGCAAGGGGGTGTAACTCAGCGGTTAGAGTGGGCTCTTTATAAGGGCTAAGTCGAGGGTTCGATTCCCTCCATCCCTACTTGCAAAAAAATTGATAGCGGATGTGACGATTTAAGTTGACAAAATCGCCACATAATGGCGAATATGTCGAGATGAGAGAAAAACAACTTTCTATTGCTTTAGGTCTCAGCAGAGATATCTTGAAGGAATTCCGTGATTCCTATGAAGAAGGTGCTGACTGGTATAAGGTCGAGTCTCGCAAGCCTCAACATCTCTGGGAGGTCGAGTGGACTGATGCTGGTGTTGCCAAGGTCAAGGAGAACATCGGCTTCAAAGAGCCAGAGAAGATTAGCCCTCCAGAGAAGAAGCGTGGCACAGTCTACGCTAAATTCAAGAACCCAAAGGTCATCGGTGTACTCATCGATGGCAAGCAGTTCAATGTGCTGTGCAAGGAGTCAACCAAGTTCGGCCTCGGGATGCCCGTTGATGTCCGCTGGGACGGCTCTCGCTGGTGCGTTGTCCGTCACCCTAGGTTCAACGGCAAATACTGACCCCGATGAGCAAGACGATGTTGAAGAGGAGATTCCTTTTAACGATTTGATATGGCTTTCTCCCCGACACCGCATCCTATTCTGATAACGCCCACAACGGACGATATTAAGCGGTTAGTGGAGAAGGTTGGTGAGGAACGGACGCTGGAAATCTTAAATCTCAGAGAAGATAAGATACAAGCGGAAAAATCAGACCCATATAGGCACGGCTTTGACCTCCCGCATTGGACTGATGCGGACGAGATACTAAAGGCGAACAACGAGATATTAGTGCTTGGTGGCAATCGAGCCTCTAAGACCGAATGGGCGGCAAAGCGAATTGTTCAGACGCTGTGCAATACTGAAAACGCCCGTGTCTGGTGCTTGCACACGACAAATCAGTCGAGCATTCAGATGCAACAGCCTATCATTCACAAGTACTTGCCGTCAGAGTTCAAGGAACTGCGGAAAAACAAGATTCAGAATGTATCGTATACCCAGAAGAACGGATTCAGCGATAACACCTTTATTCTTCCGAACAAGAGCCAATGCATCTTTATGAATTACGCCCAGAAGCGTGATGTCATTGAGGGTGGCGAAGTAGACCTTATTTGGTGCGATGAACTTGTGCCATTGGACTGGATTGAGACGCTAAGGTATCGTATCGTGACCCGTAGCGGTAAGTTAATCGTGACCTTCACGCCAATCACAGGCTATAGTTCAGTAGTTAAAGAATATGTCAGCGGGGCTAAGATTATAGAACACAAGCCGTCGCCACTTCTGGCAGATAATATTAATGTGATGGGATGCCCTAGGGGTACGATGCCTTATAAGGCGAAGTCCTATGTGCGTCCTGCTGGGGTTATGTGGTTCCACAGCGAACTCAACCCCTACAATCCGTTTGAACAGTTAAAGAAGACCCTCTTGGGCAAGAAACCTTATGAAGTTAAAATCAGAGCCTATGGATGGGCAGACAATATCAGCGGAAGCCAATTCCCCAGATTCAACCCAGAAATCAACATCGTCAAAGCAGATGATGTACCGAGAGACGGAACTAATTATATGGTTGTTGACCCTGCTGGGGCTAGAAACTGGTTTATGCTATGGATACGAGCATCTGCGGATGGTTGTCTCTATGTATATCGAGAGTTTCCAGATTCGTCTGAAGGCGAGTGGGCATTACCTTCTGCTGACCCCGATGGTAAAATGGGAACTGCACAGCGTAATGGTGCTGGACGCTCTCTTGCGGAATATAAGAATCTGATTTCTTCGCTTGAGGGCGAGGAAGCCATTTCTGAACGCTACATCGACCCTAGGGCTGGCGGCTCTAAGGCTGTGACCGAAGACGGAGGGGTCACCCTCATCGATATGCTTGATGACGGAGAACATCCCATGAACTTCCAGCCAGCCGCTGGCATTCGCATCGAGCAGGGCGTATCAATGATTAATGACGGCTTTGCTTACGACTACAGTCAAGAAGTTTCACCTTTGAATAAACCTAAACTCTATATTTCAGAAGAATGTCAAAATCTTATATACTGCCTAAAGGAATGGACTGGGTTGGATGGGGAAAAGGGAGCAACCAAAGACCCAATCGACTGCCTACGCTATTTAATTACAATGAATCCAGAGTTTCTGAGTTCAGAATCGCTGAAAGGCACAGGTGGGGGAAGTTACTAATGGAAATATACTATCCATTCCTCTTGACCCGAGCGAAGGCAATGTTACTTATGGGCTTGACAAGACGCAGATTAGAAGACCTTGCTATCAACGGAATTGTCAGAACCTATACCACAAAAGGGGGTCACAAACGATACTTCCGAGACGACTTAATCAATTTTATAAAAGATGAGCATAACTAAGAACAACATTTCGACCAAATATAATCCGAATCAAGATAAACTGGTCTACGCTACGAGCAAGCCAGATATCCCGTATCTTTGGCAGGAATACAATCGTTCCACACAAAATGGCGGCAATGTCGCTAATATCATGGAGAATGACGATATTCGTCTCTCCCGCTGGGCTGGTCAGACATCCGATGGCAAAAAGCACTCGACATCCCGCATGGAGGGCGATGCCGCCTTTCCATTTGAGGGTGCTTCTGATGTCCGTTGCCGTCTGGTTGACCGCACAATCAATGACATCGTTGCGATGCTGATGACCACCTTTGACCGCTGTAAGGTCAAGGTCAAGGGTACTGAATACAACGACTACGACTTCGCTGGCTCCGCTAACATCCTTATGGACTGGCTTACCCAGTCTAAGATGCGACAGGAACTCCGTTCTGAAGCGGAACTGCTCGCCCAGTACACACAGCAATACGGCTGGTCTGCTTTACACATCCTTTGGGAGCAGGAAACCGCATTCCGCAATCAAGTCATCCGAATGGAAGAAATCATGCAACTCTCCGAGCAAGCCAAGCAGTCTGGCTCATCGTTGGCTGACCTTTCTACCGCTATTATGCAGGAGGAACAAGAGGAGTACGCTATTGACCTCATCTCCCAGTATATCACGGATGTGAACCCAAAGGACATCAAGAAGGCCGTCCGTAGCCTCAGAGAAACAGGCAAGGCTGAGTTCCCACAGGCTTATACCTCTAAGAACCTTCCGTCTGTCACGGCTCTTAAACCCTTTGACGAGATTTCATTCCCGCCAGAGACCATCGATATCCAGAACGCCAGAGTCATTTTCCGCAGAGTGTTTATGACAGAAATGGAGATTCGCTCACAAGCGGCTCAATACGACTGGAGCGAAGACTTCGTTAATCAAGCGGTCAGCGTTGCTGGTCTGCGTAGTAACTTCCACGACCCGAACATCCTTCCTGCGGCTACGCTGATTAACTACCAGATTAACCGCAATATGCATTTGATTGAGGTCGTCTATGCCTACAGCCGACTTATCAACGAAGACGGCACACAGGGCATTTACTGCACTATCTTTTGTCCCCGTGCTGGTAGCGATATCTACGCCAGCCACGAACTCCTTGGCGATGCTCACAACAAGTACCCGTTTGTTATCTATCGCAGAGAGCATCTCCGCAGACCTATCCAAGAGTCCCGTGGCGTTCCCGAGGTCGCCATGACAGACCAGTTTGAAATCAAGGCACAGCACGACTCTATTCGTGACCGCACGGCTTTCACCACGATGCCTCCTATCCTCGTTAAGAAGCGACTGGGTGGTATCAATAAGATTGCTCCGGGGCTTCACCTGCCTGTCACAACTCCAGATGACTACAAGTTTATGACTCCTCCGCAGTCGGAGACGCAGACGGCTTTTAATCTCATCAACATCGTTGAGCAGAACCATGCCGCTTACTTCGGCATCTATCACCCAAACATCCAGCCTCAGCGTACACAGATGACTCAGCAGTTCATTG